TTCCGTGATGTATGGGAAAGTCTATATCAAAATATCAACTTGTTGTTTATCGATGAGTTGATCGACAACGGTTTAGATGCTGCTGGTGTTGAAAACGCACTGGCAGTTCTAAAGAAAATGGCTCGTGAGCGTAATAAAAACATTTACCTTATCAGTCACAAAGACGAACTAGTAGGTCGTGTTAACAATGTGTTAAAAGTTGTTAAAGAAAACGGCTTTACCAGTTATGCTAACGATTTAGAAATAGAAGAATGAGCACAAGGCACCTCCACGAAGCATTGATGAAAGAGTTTCGCGCTTACTTTGAAGAAAATCAAGGTTGGGAATCTACAGAATCACATGCTAGTGGCATTAGGCTACGCAAACACTTATACGAAATTAGGCGAATCGCATTAGAAATGCGAGAAGAAATATTACAAATACGTAAAACAAAACCCAAAATTAAATCTCCAAAATATCGCGCCGCTCAAAAAGCACTGAAGGAACAGGCTCAAGATAATACATAAGTGATGACATGGTATCATCAAGATTGTATAGTAGAAGAAATCTCAGAAGAGTATATAGGCTTTGTTTATATTATTACTAACCTTGTCACAGGCCGCATGTACATAGGCAAAAAATTAGCCAAATTTGCAAAAACAACTTATAAAACAGTCAAACTTAAAAACGGCAAGAAGAAACGCAAGAAGATTCGAGGCAAAATAGAATCAGATTGGAAGGACTACTACGGTTCTAACGATCAACTTAACTCAGATGTACAGACACTAGGCACAGAAAATTTCCGCAGAGAAATACTTTACTATTGTAAAACTAAAGCAGAATGTAGTTATATAGAGGCAAGAGAGCAATTCTCAAGGCGAGTATTAGAATCAGACGACTACTACAACGGGCACATACAAGTTCGCGTACACGGCTCCCACATTAAAGGCAAACAATTAAACGGTTAAGGCAAGTGCCAGCTAAGTTCGGGCACCCTAATCCCTGGTGATGTCGCAGGGTACGGAAATCTCTCGCCGTTAAGAGTTTATAGCAACTATCCTTTACAGGACGATGATCGGATATGCCTACATACAACCGGTTTTGCTGTACAAAAAGAATTTTAAAAGGCTAAAAGAAGGGTAATTCCCTAACGGCTATACAAATGATAGCGTATTTGTATATGCCTGCCGTTGTGATAAGACGGGATGAATAGGTACCGGACAACCGCCTATGCTAGTAGAAATGCTTGTAGTCCTAACGCTATGTGACATGTTCAACTCAGATAATGTTTCTTGGCCCTAACGGGCTAAGTGTGACTGAACAATCTAGATAATATTTAAACTGCTTCGCAGAAAGAAAATTAGTTCGAGCGATAGCGAAGAACAGAAGAACGTAAGTTCTTCTTACTATAAATATAATACTATGAAGATATATCAAATTATCGCTGAGGACTATGATAATCTAGCTGTACTTGCGCCTAGTTCTGGATCTAGTCCTGCGCAAGGAACTGATAAAAAAGCAACTGCGCCTGCTGAGCCCACGTTAGCAACAAAATTAGGTTATACTGCTGCTGGATTAACCGCATTACCTCTTGCAGGATGGACTGTTAGAAGTGCTGCAAAATTTACAGCTCAAGAATTAAGTAATGCCAGTAGGACTTATGCTAGAAAACTCAAGATATATGATGTAGTAGAAGCTGGTTGGCAGAAGAAGTTTGGCGGGCCAGCTACAACTTTGTTTAAAATTCTTGGATTAACAAGTGCATTAACAAATTTATACTCTAATCTTGTAGTACTCGAAGCAATGTATGTTCAAGGTAAATTGCCCGGAGATGACGGTGGCCGTGCTAGATACGAAGAACAACGAGAGTTTGAGTTTGGAGTATTTGAAACTCAAATACTAGTTCCAGCTATTGCTAGAACACTTCTTAGAATTTCTCGATCAGTAACCGCTGCCAAATTGCTATTAAGACTTCTAGGCGGATTTGCGTCATTTGCAACAGCTGGTGTGTCATTAGCAGTTACTTTAGCAACTGAAGCCGGATTAGCATGGTTACAACATTGGTTAGGAACTGATGCTGGAAGACAATGGTTATGGGATTATTGTGCCCCTGCAGTTAGAGGTATTGGAAAACCTATGGATGCACTAGTAAGCGGTATAACTAATGCATACCAAAAAGCTGATGTTAAGAAATATGGTAGTGAAGAAGGTGCTAAAAAAGCACAAGCAGATAGAGAACAAAAAGCAGCTACTAAGACAGCTAATGTAAAAACTGTTACAACTAAGAGTGGAGATGTAGTTGTAACAGATGAGCAAGGATACTTGTTGCCTTCTTTAACTTTAAGATTTGATCAAGCGTTGCAACAAGCTCGTAAAGACGCAATTAAAGCTGGCCAACCTGACCCGTTGAAACAATTTCCAGTAAAACCTGGTGAAAAGTTTCCAGCTTTAAATTAAATTCATTCCGCTCTTTTTAGTAATTTCAATATTGTCTTTGACAATTTCATTCATTATGACTCTGTCGTCGTAAGACAATAGGTATAACAAGTCAGTTATTTGTACACCGCCGCGCATATACCATGCTAACCTAAAGAATTCATCTTTAAGTCCTTTGGCTTCTGATTCTAAACTTTTAATGTAAGTTTCAATATCAGAGTTTGACAGTCTCAGAAGCCTTAAACGAAAAAATTTGACTGATCCAGTGTTACTTGAATACTATTTTCACTACCGCAATTACCGCATTTAACTAGCTGTGGAGGTATACTCCACGCTTCTTTGTTTTCTTCCATTTTTGCCTTAACAGAATTGTAAATGCCTCGCTCAGCATTTCTTAACCAGTCTTCGATAAAAGGTTTTTCAGTTACTGAACCGTCTGGAGTGTTAACACTTTCGATAGAAGTTAAGAATAACTGTAACTGTAACTCACTTAGATCTTTATAAATTTTATCAATAACTTCTTGTTTTTGATCATCTTCTATTTCTACTGTTTGATACAGTGTTTTTTGTAGTTTAAAGTTCTCAATACTAAAGTAGTTCATTTCTTCAAATTGTAAAGGCCTAATTTTAATCGATAACGTTTCTGAAATTTGAATGTTATTAACAAATTTTAAACTGCTAAAGTATTCTAAGAATTGACTTAGTCCTACTTCGTAGTCGTTTTCTGTACCGCAATTTTTGCAAGTTTGTGTAACAGTCATAGTATCACCAAATGTAGCAATTTTAATTCCTATCAATACAGCATCTAAGTCAATGCTAGGCATTTGGTTAGCATTTTTAATATAAGGACAGCAGCTTTCAACTACACGCTTAGTTGACTCACCACTAAAAAGTGCATCAGGTGTCTTAAAAATTAACTCATCCATGCCAGTCATAGAAAAAATAGGCACTTGATTATAGTCACCTTGAAAAGCACCTGCTTCGTAGTATAGGCCTTTACTAGGTAATGTTATATAAATTTTAGGTTGTCTAAAATACTTTTGTAATGGATTTGGAGTCATTTTTGTATCCGATAAATATATTAACCGTATTTATATACGCAGATTTCACCTGGAAATATAATGGCAACAGAAGACAATAAAGATCTTGCAAAAGAAATAGCTAAACAGATAGCTAAAACTAGTCAACCATCTACTGCAACTACAGGTTCTGGTTTTTCAGGAATTGACGCAGCATTAGCCAAAGCTAAAGAAGAACTTGATCCATTTGGTAAAGCAACAGGCGCAGCCAAAGCTGGTCTATCAAGTTTGTATGATGCAACCAAAGAAGGTCTTAATACATTTAGAGATTTAAGCAAGAGCGGCGCTAGCTTTAATAATGACGTTATAGGTATGACTGTTGCTGCTGCCGGCACACGATTACCACTAGGTGAATTTAGTAAACTAATCAAAGACAATGCAGCAGATCTTGCAGGTTTAGGCGGTAATGTTAGTCGAGGTGCAGAAGCATTTGCCAAATTAAGTAAAGAATTTTTTGACAGCGGAGCTACTGATCAACTAAAAAATCTAGGATATTCTAGTAAAGATCTAAACGATGTACTGGCATTACAAGTAGGATTTGTTCGTTCGTCGATGAAAACTGACGAAGTTAGTAGAAAAGAAACAATAGAATCAGCTGCTAAGTTAGCAGAAGAAATGGATCTAATGTCTAAGCTAACTGGCAAGACCCGTGAAGAGCAAATGGAAAACATGAAGAAAGCTCAGATGGACATGCAAGTTGAAGCTAAGATGCGTTTGATAGGTATTAAAGAAGGTCCTGAGGCAGAAAAGAAAGCACGAGAAATGTATGCGCAACAATACAACGAAGCGCAACTAAGAGGTCAAGGACAAATGTTTAAAGAAGTATTTGCTACTGGCTCTATTATGAGCAAAGAAGCAGGTACACAAGCTGCGCTCTACGGACAACAAGCTAGAGCTACTATGGATGCTGCTAACGCCACAGTTAAGGGAGATGCAGTAGCTGCCGCTGACGCTGCCAAACGTGCAAGAGAAGCAGCATATAATGATAATAGAGATGCTAGCAAACTACAACTAGCAACTTACGGTGCTCAAGGCGGAGAAGCATCTAAAGTTATTATGGAAGGCATGAAGTCAACTAGAACTTTCTATGATTCTTTAGATGCTATTCGAAGAGAAAATGAAGCAACTGGTAAAAAAATGTCAGCATCAGAACTTGAAGATGCTGCAATGGAAAGAGCTAAAAAAGTTCAAGCTGGTCAAGATGAACAAGGAAAACAAGTTGATGGTGCTACTAAAGCAGCTATTCAATTAGGTAATACTATTGAACACCTAAGAGCAGGTATGATCAGTGGATTGCTTACTCCTATCAATAAAGAAATAGGTCCAGAGTTAGGAAAGTTTGGAACTAATTTACAAAATCTTAATAAGAACTTTGGTGGAAGTGGTACAAATACTAGACAAGCTGTTGAAACAGCAGCAAGCGGTGGCGTTACAGGAGCTACTGAAGGTGAAGACCGTAGAACAAGACCTACAGGACAAACTAGAACCGGAGTAACAGGCGTAGCATTAGAAGCTGCTGAACAAGTAGGACGAGTATCCGGAGGAGGCGCAAAATTAGCTTCTACAGGCATAGGAGCTCTTAATAAAGAAATGCAAAAGCGTCAAGGCGGCACAATTGACATGACTGGTAATTTATTTGAAAACTGGGGGTCTGGTACTGCTGTTGAATTACATGGTATGGAAGGTGTATTTCGTCCGCAAGATCTAGAAAAGTTAATAGAACAATCATTAGGTCCTGTAAAAGAAACTGCTATGCAAAAAGGTTCAGGTTTAGATATAGGGGAAATTAGTAAAACAATTTCTACATCAATTAGTGGAGGTGCAGCTAGTACAATAACACGACCACCTGAGCCTGCATTTGATAATTCAGCAAATGAAAAAGCAGCATTAGATTTTGCAAGCAAGCGCCGCCAAGAATTAGAAGATTTAATGAATGATGGTCAGGCTAGAAATAGTTTAGAATGGGATGAAATATTTGACGAAGCTGAACAGTTAGATGGACAAATTGCAAGGTTAACAGAAAAACAAAAAGACTCAATGAAAGGTTACTCCGATGGCTGGTATGATATTGGAGAAATGACTGATCAAGTAGCTGCTGATATAAAAGACGCTATACCAGATACTGAATTTGGCGATCTTGAAGGTGCAATGGCTAAAGCAAAAAGTGCTAAAACTATGACTCCGGCAATGGCAGATCTTGCTGCTGGTGCTAGTCCAGTCCTTAAAGACGGTCAGTTTGACTTAGACAGTTTTACTATAGGACCTAATGGTATGCCTATAATGAAACAGACTAAAGCAGCAGCCGCAGCAATACCTGCAAAGACACCTAGCCCAGGTAAAAAAATAAATCCCGAAACCGGGGAAGAGTATACACCAGTTGATACAGCCAAAAAAACAGATGCTAAACAACCCGAAGGAGATAAAAAACCAGAAGCAAAAGCAGCACCTGGCTCTAAAGAGTCTACCTTATCTGATGTAGTTGCCGGCTTAAATCAATTAAATACTAAGATGGGACAATTAATTTCTAAAACAGAAGAATTGTTTACCAAACAAATTACAGCAACTAAGAGTAATAACTCAAATTTATATAAGGCAAGCTAATGAGTTGGAAGAAATTTTTCACACCTGTAGCAACAGGAACACAATCAGGAACCTATAGCCCTATAGGTAACGGATCGTCACGCCCAGGACCAGCTCGATCAAATTATTCTAGCTATTTGCCAGATGTTTATACAGGTGCTCCTAATCGTATTGAACGTTACTTACAATACGATACTATGGATAATGACAGTGAAGTAAATGCAGCTTTAGACATACTTGCAGAATTTTGCAGTCAACCAAACGAAGAAAACAATACACCTTTTAACTTAAAATTTAGAAGTAAAGCTACTAATAGTGAAATCGCTATTTTACGAGAATACTTGCAACAATGGTGCAAGATGCAAAAATTTGGTACTCGTATCTTTAGAATCGTAAGAAACACTTTCAAATACGGTGATGCATTCTTTGTTAGAGATCCAGAAACTAAAAAGTGGTTTCATATAGATCCAGGTAAGATTACTAAAGTTATTGTTAATGAAAGTGAAGGCAAGTTACCGGAACAATATGTAATTCGAGACTTAAATCCAAACTTTCAAAATTTAGCAGTTACTACAATTAATCCTAACACTGTAAACACTAACAATAGAGGAACTGCTTATATTGCCGGTGGCGCAGCAGCTAGGGGACAAGCCAGTGCATATCCTGTTAGTCCTGGTACACGTTTTCAAAATAATCAAAATGAAGTAGCAATTGATGCAAAACATGTTATTCATCTAAGCCTTAGCGAAGGTCTAGATAATAATTTTCCATTTGGTAATAGTCTACTTGAGCAAGTGTTTAAAGTCTACAAGCAAAAAGAATTGCTAGAAGATGCTATTATTATCTATCGTATACAACGTGCTCCGGAAAGACGTATTTTCTATATTGATGTAGGAAATATGCCTAGTCACTTGGCTATGAGCTTTGTTGAAAGAGTTAAAAATGAAATACATCAACGAAGAATCCCTAGCGCCACTGGAGGTGGACAAAATGTTATCGACAGTGCTTATAATCCATTGTCTATTAATGAAGATTACTTCTTCCCACAGACTGCTGAAGGACGTGGATCCAAAGTTGAAACTCTACCAGGAGGAACGAATCTTGGTGAGATTGACGACTTAAAATATTTCACAAACAAGTTATTCCGTGGTTTAAGAATACCAAGTAGCTATCTGCCAACAGGTGCAGACGATAGCCAGGCGCAGTATAACGATGGGCGTGTTGGCACAGCATATATTCAAGAACTACGTTTTAACAAGTATTGTGAACGACTACAAAGTCTATTACAAGAAACTTTTGATCAAGAGTTTAAGTTATATCTTTATGATAGAGGCATTAATATTGACAGTAGTTTATTTGAAGTACAACTACAGCCTCCTTTAAACTTTGCTGCATACCGCCAAAGTGAAGTCGACGGACAGCGTATTAATACTTTTGCTAGCATTGTACAACAACCTTATGTAAGTAAACGTTTTGCTTTAAAACGTTACTTAGGTCTAACTGACGAAGAATTAGCAGAAAACGAACGCCTATGGGCAGAAGAAAACGGTAAAGCTGAAGCTATACCTACAGATAGCAGCGGCGAAATGAGAGGCGCTGGCATTAGTCAAGCAGGTATTGAAAGCGATTTAGGCGACCTTGCTGATGAAGAAGCACCACCAGAAATGGGAGGAGCACCAGGTACACCACCTCCGGGCGGAGCACCAGCACCAGCAGGCGCTGCACCGGCAACAACTCCAGCCGCAGTATAAATATTATCATGATACTTCGAGAATTATTTTACGCAGATAAAGATTTGTCTAGCATGTCCAATGACATGCGTTATTCGCCTAGTCGCGATTTTACTCGATTAGAAAGAGATGACACACGCAAAACTAGATTAACTCTGCGTCAAGTAAACGAATTACGTAAAGCCAGCGAACAACATATTCTAGAACAAGAAAAAGATTTAGAATTTGTAACTCAAATGTACAAGGCACCACCTGCACCTGCTGCATAACTATTCATAAAGGATAGATATGCGTAGTTTTGTGCTAGGAAATGGCAAAAGTCGCCTTGCTATAAACCCCAACGATTTAACAGGATACGGAAAAACTTACGGATGTAATGCCCTTTACAGGGAGTTTACTCCAGATTATCTTGTGGCTGTAGATCCTAAAATGATATTTGAGATTGAAAAGACTGGATATCAGTTAACACATCCTGTATGGACTAATAATAACGACAGATACAAAAAGTTTAAGGGATTTAATTATTTTGATCCAGTATTAGGTTGGAGCTCAGGCCCTACAGCATTACATCTTGCAGTCACACACAAACCAAACGAAATTTTTATTTTTGGATTTGATTATACTGGTATTAACGGATTATTAAACAATGTATATGCAGATACACAGAATTATAGACAAAGCAGTGACCTTGCTACATATCACGGTAACTGGGAAAAACAAACAGAACGTGTAATTATAGATAACCCTAACATTAAATTTTATCGAGTAGTTGAAGAAAATTTTTATGACCCAAAGTGGAACTATTTTAACTTTAGACACATTTCTTATGAAAATTTTCTTAGAGTTAGATCAACTTGGTCTAAAACGACCTAAAAAACTACCATTTAAGCACTATTTTTTAACAATATTGTAAATATATTTGACAGCCTTGCAACCTATAGGAGACAAAACATGACTGATCGAAATAAATTCGAGCAGATGCTCGAACATCTCATTAATGACGAGAGTGACAAAGCCAAAGAACTTTTCCATCAACTAGTTGTTGAGAAAAGCCGTGAAATCTACGAAAACATCTTAGCCGACGACTTCAACGAAGCTAAAGAAGAAGACGACGAAGAAGATGAAATGGACGAAGCTAAAGAAGAAGACGACGAAGAACAAGTCGACGAAGCAGCTGAGGAAGACGACGAAGAAGATGAAATGGACGAGAGTTTTGGTTTTGCCGAAGGCGACGATGAAGTTGGCGGCGATGCCGGTGACGACATGATCGATGACATCGAAGCTGGAGACGATGAAGGCGGCGACGATATGGGCGGCGAAGGTGATCTAGAAGATCGCGTAGTTGACCTAGAAGACGCACTAGATGAACTCAAAGCAGAATTTGAACAACTAATGTCCGACGAAGGCGAAGAAGGCCATCACGACGACATGGACATGGACATGGGCGACGACGAAAGCGAAGATGGTGAAATGCCTATGGACTCTGGAATGGAATTAGAAGCTAGCATGGACAGTTTCATGCGCGAGTATGTAGAAAAAGTTTCTGCTCCAAAACATGGCGACAACGGTGCTAATGCTAAGTCCGTAGTTGCTGGTAAGAATGATATGGGCGGTACAACCGCAAATATTGTAAAAGGTGGTGAAAGCACAACTGGCGGTACAAAAGGCGGTTTGCTAAACCCAACAACCAAAGAAGAAAACTTTGGTAACGTAAACGTTCCAGGCGGCAATGCTGGTAAGACAGCATTCAAGAAGAAAGAACCTGGACACGGCGCAGAGAAGAAAGGCGCTGGTGAACAAGCTGACAACAAGAAGTCGATTGTCGGCGGAAAATAATAGGTTTAACTGATGAACTATCTTCGTGAAAACCTGAGTTTCGACCAAGCGAAAGTGGTCGTTGAGTCCGATGAAGCTACGGGTGGAAAGAACCTTTATATGAAGGGAATTTTCATCCAAGGCGATAAAAGGAATCAGAATCAGCGTGTTTATCCTGCAAGAGAGATTGCCAGGGCTGTCAAAACCCTGAACGATCAAATCGCAGGTGGATATTCAGTCCTAGGCGAAGTTGATCATCCAGATGA